ATTTTTCTACAATCCAACATTAGATAGTAGTAATGGATATGTTCAAAAACTTGCAAATAATCCACTAACAACATTACCTAGAACTGGTTCATTGGGAATTACCACAACAACAAATTCATCATTAATATCAGATTTAAGTAACGGTAGAAAAATTGTAGATGGGGTAAAGGACTATGTTCATGGATATATTGTTGGAACTGGAAGTTCTGTATCCACTGTAGGATTAACTACTGGTGGAAGTAATTATACTACAACTGCAACTCCAGTAAATACATTTAACATAATTGGAAATGGTTCTGGACTTGTATTAAATATTACAGCAACTTCTGGAGCAATAACCGGAATAACAACCGTAAATCCTGGAAATGGTTACAAAGAAGGAGATGTTGTTGGTATTGTAACTTCTACAGTTGTGGGTAGTAAGGGTAGGGATGCAAGAATTACAATTTCATCAATTACTGGAGTGGATACACTCTATTTGGGAAATATTCAGGGGGATACTTTTACAGTTGGTGCGGGATTAAGTTACTACAATAATTCTAATACAATAGTTTCTCTAGCAAGCACTACAATTAGAAACTTCACGCCTTCAACTAATCAATATTCTGGAAATTATTTAAGAGTAGAGCATTTTGATCACGGAATGTATGGAAATACAAACAAACTTAGAATTTATGATGCAGAATCTAGTACCGCACCAGTTGTAATTACTTCATCTTTAATATCAACATCAACAACAATTGTCATTGGGGATACTTCAAACTTTGGAACTTTTGAGGGAATTTCTGTAAGTGCAACCAATCCTGGATATGTAAAAATTAGAAATGAAATAATTAGATATGAGTCTATTGGTAGTGGATTCTTAGGGACTATTACCAGAGGCATTGATTCTACTATTTCGATTGATCACGATGTAAATAGTTTAATGTATAAGTATGAATTGAATGGCGTTTCATTACGCAGAATTAATACAACTCACGACATTGATGATTTGGATATTGGATTAGATGGATATTATCTCCAAATTGATAGATCCGCAAATGGAACAAACGTAAATAGAAGTGCTGATGGATCCCCCGCAGGAATGCCACAACTGCAATTTACTTCAGAATCAACATTAGGTGGATCTAAAGTTCTTGCAAGTGAAAATATCCTTTATAGTTCAATAGTACCAACATATGACCTCATTACTCCGGGATCTTCTACATCTGTTTCTGCAGCAATTAGAACTGTTTCCGGAACAAGTATAAGTGGAAATGAGACTTCATTCTTGGATAATGGATTTGAACCAGTTCAATTGAATACATTAAATACACTAAAAACTGTGAGACTAGTATGTTCTAAAGAAAATGAAACTGAATATCTTAATAATTTACCTAGAAATAAATCATTTACAACAGGAATAACTCTAAGTACAACAGATTCTAATATATCACCCATAATATTTTTAGATACTGCATTTACTGAGTTTATTTCCAATCGTTTAAATAGTCCAGTTTCCGATTATGCACTAGATGGAAGATCTAATTCCATACTAGATGATCCACACGCAGTAGTGTATGTTTCAAGAGCAGTAAATCTGGTACAACCAGCAACCTCTCTTAAAGTTATTTTATCTGCATATCGCCACGAATCTGCTGATTTCAGAGTTCTGTACAGTCTAGCTAGACCAGATTCTTCTGAAGTTGAACAATCATTTGAACTATTTCCTGGTTATGATAATCTTAAATCTACACCATCAGGACTTTCAGTAGTGGATTCTTCCCTAAATAGTGGAAAACCAGATTCTTTTGTGAGTTCTAGTTTGGATAATGAATTTAAAGAATACGAATTTACCGCCAATAATCTTGGATTATTTAATGGATATGTAATCAAAATTGTAATGTCTGGAACTAACCAGGCATATCCACCAAGAATCAAAGAACTTAGAACGATTGCTGTAAGATGATTAGGGTAAAAGGACATACAAATCTTTATAGGGATGAAAATAGTGGAGCTATTGTTAATTGCGATTCTGTCGCATATAATCAATATCTCAATGTAGTTAATAACAGAGAATCTCAAAAAAAAGAATTGGATATGATTAAACAAGATATTGACGAAATTAAATCTTTATTGAGAGAATTGCTAAATGGATCCAAATGATATTGAATTGAAAACTATTGATAAATTGTTCGAATATGAAAAACATTCTAGATTTATAGATGAATTGAGTGCTGAGGAATTAAAAAATTTTTCAAAACTTTACTGCAAATTATACTTAAGGCAGCAAGAAGTTTTAGCAACTATGAGTAAGATATAAATAAATTGTAGAGCTAAAAAAGATAGATGGCAGCAGTATACGTCAATAATTTAGTCATCAATTCTGGTTCTGATTTTAGTCAGTCATTTACTTTGGAGGGAATTGATAACAATTCTCCATTAAATTTGACCAATTATCAAGTTAATGCTCAGATGAGAAAGTGGGCTGGTAGTTCTACGGCTATAACTTTTACATCTTCAATTGAAATACCATCTACTAGCGGTAAAATATTAATAACATTATCATCCGAAGAAACATCATCCATAAAACCCGGAAGATACGTTTATGATATTGTGATTACTGATGTTGCTCAAATCAAAAATCGCGTTATTGAGGGGATGGTTCTCGTAAGAGAAGGAGTAACTAGGTAATGTCCGATATAAAAATAAAAGTTGGACAACAAAATAGTATAAAATCTAGGGTAGGTCAGCAAAATACAGTTAAAGTTGTATCTAGCATTTCTGGAGCTGCTGGTGGATTTGCTAGTCTTGCAGAAAATGTAATTGGTGGAATAGCATCAGTTACATCTCTTAATGTTAGTGGATTATCTACATTTATAGGTATTTCATCATTTAAAAATAATGTCTATATTGATGGTGATTTATATGTCAATGATGATATTTTCTTTGATGAATTTACTGCTCGTAACATTAACGTAACTGGAATTGGTAGTATTATTACACTCAATAGTGTAAACTCTACTTTAACTAACATCAATTCAACCGGAATTAGTACACTTGGGATTGTTAATGCATCTCAATTTTATGTTTCTGGTGTTTCTACATTCGTAGGTGTTAGTACTTTTAAAAATAATGTTTATATTGATGGCGATCTTTATATCAGTGATGATTTAGTATTTGATGAATTTACTGCTCGTAATGCAAATATTACCGGAATTCTTACGGTAGGGCAATCAATTTATTATCCGATAGGGCAACCTTATGGTGTTGCATATTTTGATTCAAATGACCAGTTAGTTTCTACCGGAACAACTGCATCAGCAATATCAGAAACTAACTATATACTTACAACCGATAATTCAGGAATACCAACCTGGTCTGGAGTTATAGATGGAGGAACCTATTAGTGGCTAAACCAACCAGCAGACAAGGACTCATAGATTACTGCCTAAGGCGCTTAGGTGCTCCTGTATTGGAGATTAACCTTGCGGATGACCAAATAGACGATTTAGTAGATGATGCCCTACAGTACTTCCAGGAGAGGCACTTTGATGGTGTGGAAAGAATGTACTTAAAATATCAATTAACACAAGCAGATATTGATAGGGGTTCTGCTACAACAGGTGGTGTTGGAATAGTTACAACTACTGGAACATCAACAAATGTAAGTGGGTTGGGAACTATAAACTCTAATTTTTACGAAACATCAAATTTTATTCAAGTACCAGATTCTGTAATTGGAATAGAAAAAGTATTTAAGTTTGACACTAGTTCTATTTCTGGTGGAATGTTCAGTATCAAATATCAGTTATTTTTAAACGATTTATATTACTTTAACTCCGTTGATTTATTACAATATTCTATGGTTAAATCTTATCTTGAAGATATTGATTTTCTACTAACTACTGATAAGCAAATTAGATTTAATAAAAGACAAAATAGAATGTATTTAGATATTGATTGGCGAGCACAGCAAGTAGGTAATTTCTTGGTAATTGATTGCTATAGAATTTTAGATCCAAATACTTTTACTAATGTTTATAATGATAGTTTCTTAAAAAAATACTTAACTGCCACTATGAAAAGACAGTGGGGTCAAAATTTAATTAAATTTAGAGGAGTCAAGTTGCCTGGAGGAATTGAATTGAATGGTAGAGAATTATATGAAGATGCAGAAAAAGAATTGGCGGATATAAAACAAAGAATGGCTCTTGATTATGAATTACCACCCTACGATTTTATTGGATAATAATGGCACTAAATCCTTTCTTTCTTCAAGGTTCACCAAATGAACAAAGACTTGTCCAAGAGTTAATCAACGAACAGTTGAGGATTTATGGTGTAGAAGTAATTTATATCCCTAGAAAATTTGTAAGAAGAGAAACTATTTTAAGAGAAATTTCATCATCGAAGTTTGATGATAATTTTGCATTAGAAGCATATGTAAATAATTATGAGGGATATAGTGGGCAGGGGGACATTCTTACTAAATTTGGAATGAGTTTAAAGGATGATTTAAGTTTAATTATTTCCAAAGAAAGATTTGAGGATTTTATTTCTCCTTTTTTAGAAACAGAAGGTGATGAAGAAATTGTTTTAGCATCCAGACCCAGAGAAGGAGATTTAGTATATTTTCCTCTAGGAGAAAGATTATTTGAGGTTAAATTTGTAGAGCACGAACAACCATTTTATCAGTTGGGTAAATTATATGTTTATGAGTTAAGATGTGAATTATTTGAGTATGAGGATGAAGTTATTGACACATCTATTGATGAAATTGATACTCAAGTTCAAGAAGAGGGATATATAACAACGTTGAATTTAATTGGACTTGGAAGAACCGCAACAGCATTAACAACAATTGGAACTGGTTACATTAGAGAAATAACCTTGAATAATGATGGATATGGTTATACTTCTATCCCAACCATAGGTATATCTTCCGCACCTGTCGGAGGAACAAATGCATCAGCAAAAGTAATTACAGAATTGAAATCTGGATTTTATGCTATAAAACAAATAGTATTAACAAATGCTGGTGCTGGATATACTATTGCTCCAAATATTTCAATTTTTGGCAATGGAACTGGAGCGGCATCTACTTGCGGAATTGAAACTTCGCAAAATGGTGTTATTTCTATAACTCTTACTGATAATGGTGTTGGATATTCAACTGCACCTGTCGTAACTATTGTTGGGAATGTTGGTTCTGGAGTAACAGCAACTGCAATATCATCAGTAGTTGGAACTGCTCAGTCCGTATCTTCTATAAGTATTACAAATCCTGGAGTAGGATACACTATTGCCCCTCAAGTTGTTATTAATGGACCACCAATTTTAACTGGAATTGGAACTTACTTGTTTAATGAGATTGTAACAGGATCTAGGTCAGGAACAACTGCAAGAGTCAAATCTTGGGATTTTGATACTAAAATTCTTAAGGTTTCTTTTGTGAATAATGTAGCATCTAAGGGATTTTTCCCTGGTGAAACAATTACAGGATCAATTTCTAATGCTCAATATTCGGTAAATACTTATAGTAATTGGAATCCTTATGATAAGTACGGAGATAATTTGCAGATTCAGACCGAAGCAGAATCTATTTTAGATTTTTCTGAATCTAATCCATTTGGTTCTTATTGATACTATAAATATATAATACGGTAATGATTGAATAAACGGGTATAGAAAAACGTTAGGAACCTATTTTTACCATCAAATTATTAGAAAGACTGTTACTGCATTTGGAACTCTTTTTAATGACATTTATATAGAGCATAAAAATTCATCTGATGTAGGAATCAGTCAGATGAAGGTTCCTCTTGGTTATGGACCTATGCAAAAGTTTCTCGCCAGAATTGAGCAACAATCTGAATTGAATAAACCAATTCAAATTACTCTTCCCAGAATATCATTTGAGATGACTTCAATTCAGTATGACTCTACAAGAAAAGCAAATGTAACTCAAACATTTAAAACTTGCGGTAATGGCAATACGGTAAAAAAAGTTTATATGCCTGTTCCATATAATATTGGATTTCAATTAAATATTATGACAAAGTTGCAAGACGATGCCTTACAGATAGTAGAGCAGATTCTTCCAAACTTTCAACCTTCATTTAATTTAACTGTGGATTTAGTTGATTCTATTGGTGAAAAAAGAGATATTCCTGTAGTCTTAGATAATGTATCATTCACAGATGATTATGAGGGAGATTATTCAACCAGAAGAACCTTAATATATACTTTAAATTTTACCGCCAAAACTTATCTGTTCGGACCAATTTCTGACAGTACGGATGGTCTTATTAGAAAAGTACAGGTCGATATGTATACGAGTACTGATATTGCAACTGCCAAGAGAGAAATGAGATATACTCTTGTTCCGGACCCAATTGATGCAGGACCAGATGATGATTTTGGATTTAATGAAACTTGGGAAACATATGGTGATGCTAAGACTTACAGTCCAACTCAACAGAAGGATATTTGATATATTATGAAAAATAATTATGAGGATTTGGATAAAGCACTGAATATTGAAAGTAGTATTGTTGAGGTAGAAAAGTCTATCACACCAATTGATATTGTTCCAGCACAGAATAATGACATAAAAAAGGATTATGAGTATACTAGAGCAAATTTATATTCATTAATTGAAAAAGGTCAAGAGGCAATTAATGGAATTATGGAACTTGCTGGTGAGGGTGGTAGTCCAAGAGCATATGAAGTGGCGGGGCAACTGATTAAGAGTGTTGCTGATACGACTGATAAACTCATAGACCTACAGAAAAAACTGAAAGATGTTGAGGAAGATAATACTAAAGTTTCAAATAATGTAACCAATAATGCCGTGTTTGTTGGGTCTACTTCAGAATTGTCAAAATTACTGAAGCAAGGTTTTCTAAATAATAAAGAGTAATAGATTTTTTACAGATGAATGAGCAATTAAAACCATATAAAACAGTGGAGGAGATTGCTAAGAAGCATCGTATGGAGATCTCTGATATTCAAAGGCAACTTGATATGGGTGTTCCAATTGAACACGAACATACTAAAAATCATAAATTAGCGATGGAGATTGCTCTTCAGCATTTAGATGAAATCCCAGATTATTACACTCGTTTGAAGAAACTGGAAGCAGATGCTAAAAAGCATCATAAAAAATTTAAAGATGTAAAAGAAGCACTTGATGGCAAGTCTGCGAAAAATCCTGACTATTCATTAAAGGATTGGTTTAATGACGAATGGGTACAAACTGGTGGCAAGTACGATGGAAAACCTTGTGCAAAACAACCGGGACAGAAAACAAAACCTTATTGTAGAGACCCTGATGATCGTGCAGCGATGAGTAAAGAAGAAAGAAATAAGAGAGCTGCTAAAAAACGTAAAGAAGATCCAAATCCAAATAGATCAGGTGAAGCAAAAATGGTAACTCAAGAATCTGCTGGCAAAAAAGATGCTTGTTATAAAAAAGTAAAATCAAGATATGATGTTTGGCCAAGTGCATATGCATCTGGAGCACTTGTCAAGTGTCGTAAAGTTGGTGCTGCCAATTGGGGAACTAAAACGGAGGAAACTCAAATGATTAGATATTGTCCCAAGTGTAAAAAGGATGAGACTCAATCCGAGTGTAAATATGGTCCTAAGTTTTGGGGAATGTACTCAACTCCATCTATGCTGACCACAAATCAATTAAAGTATGATATTGCTCAGGTTCATCCAGCAAATGAGTCTAAGGAACCAG